GAAAGGCCGATTACAACAATAGTCTGGCATTGGTCTGGTCACTATTCAGAAGATGGTGATGTCGGAGCCAAAGAAATTAATGCAGAATATTTAAGGGATAATAAAAAAATACCTTTTCATTTTGTGATTGCTAAAAACGGAGATATACAAACCGGTGCATCAATACATGGTATTACTGATCATGTTATAACTCAATGGCAGGAACTTAGCTTTGGAGTTGCCTTTGTCGGTGGTTACAATGGTGCACGTGGTGCACCCCGGGGAGTGGTTAATTTAGATTCCAAATCATATACAGCAGCACAATGGAGATCATACTTTGCTTTTATGAAAGCATTTTATGCATTTGCACCTGGAGGTGATGCATTTGGAAATAACGATTTAGGAGCTGATCCAGGTGAAGGACCTGGATTTAGTGTTCCTGCAGGAATAGCACAGTCTCCTTTTTTTAGAGAAAATGCGTGTCAACCTGGTATTGATACTAAATTTTTAACACGTGAACAAATTATTGCAAGTCAGAAAATTTATTCAATAGCAATAAACGAATTACAGGATATACAATAATGGCTGATGTATTTAAAGAACTTGAAAACAATGTAGATTTAAGTCGAGGAACTAGTAATAAAATAGGTGATCCTAGAGGTGAATATCCAAAGCCCGAATACTTTTTTAAATCATCTATTATACATGAAGATCATCAGCTAAGTACTGGCGGAGGTGATCCAAGTATAGACATTGCTGAAATAATGGCAACGACTGTTAGAAATTCGTCAGACTATACAGAAGCAAGTGTAAAGAAAACAAAAAGTGGACATGTTTTTATATTTGATGATGCAGGCGGAGAAGAAAGAATACTTCTTAAACATGCCAATGGTACCGGTATAGAAATGCGACAAGATGGTACTATGATTATGAGAGCTGAACGAAACACTATTACATCAGTTGGTGGTTCAAGTGTGTTCATGATTGAAGGTGATCTCAAAGTATCTTGTAAGAATATAGAAGTTGATGCAACCGGTGATTTAGATATGAGGGTATCTGGAGATTATAATCTAAATGTTACAGGTGATAAAAAAGAAACGATTGGCGGTTCAGCTGTCGAGACTATTAGTAAAAACAAAGAATCAACAGTGACTGGTGATGCTAAAGACATAGTATTAGGTACAAGAACAGACTATACTAATACTGATTATAATAATGTAATAAAAGGAAGTTACGATAATACTATCGAAGGTTCATATGAAATGACTGCAAAAGGTCGAGGACTATTTACTTCTATGACAAATGTTGGTATTGCAGCACCTGAGGTCAAGATAGGTGCAGCTGATGTATCTATTCTGGGAGCAGGTGGAACAATTGGTGGTGAGAATATGATATACTATGCAAAGAACTATTATGGAACTTCGGCTACATTTACTGCAGGTGTCACTGCAGCTGGTGTTACTGCTACCGGAGGTATGACAGCACCAAGATTTACTGGTGATTTACAAGGAACTGCAAATAAAGCAGTTCTAGGTGGTACTGATACAGATGAAGGCTCAGATCATGAGTTTTCAGTTGGTGCTGGTACTACTACACCTACAAATACAACAGCGACTACACAAGCAACAGCCGCACTCATGGGTGGATATTTGATCAAAGGTAATTATGGTATTAAACAAGTATTAGTTGATGAAAATGATTATATAAAAAATAAAATAAATACTGGAACAAATACCGGAGGCATTACCGAAAGACCGCTTACCACAAAAGAAATAAGAGCTAAATTAAAAGATCCTGCGAATAATACAAACAACGAATTTATTAATACTTTATATGCCGAGAATAGAATATCCGAAGATTATCTTAAGAAAATACCAACATCTATTAACAGATCATTTGACGGTGATATACATTATACTCCGTATGAAAATACAGGATCAGGAATATCTAATCCAGAATTAATCAAAGGTAAAACACAAAACCAGCCTATTTTACCAGACAAAAAATATGATCCTATGGCATTGGATCCTAGAAAGGGAGTGTATGCAGTGAATGCTAAAACGTTATTAGGAGTAGGTATACCTTTATCTACATTTTTGATAGGAACAACTCTTGGCCATTTAGCTTCAATTGAAGAACGCCAGAGTTTAGCAAGGCAATTATTACTGCAAGCCGAAGTTATTAAATATAAAAAATCAAGTGAACAGTTCAAAGATTATCAATTAGTTGTTGCTGAAGGCGTTTATAAAGCAAGTGCAGATGAAACATTAACTGAAGGGTCTGTTCCGTACCTTGCACAAACAGGAAGGGCAATTACATACGAAATGTATGATGAAAATAATTTTATGTCACCAGAAATTATGTTTAATTTTGCGACTAGACTTGCTAATAATCTATTTGGTTATGATAAAATTATTATTGACTATGATAAAATAGAACCAAGTAAGTCAATTGACGGCGAAGATCCACTTAATATTCAAGTTGTAGTTGTTATGCCTGAAGTTGACGCTGATTATAATATAGTAGGAGCTCCAGCAGCAAAACTAAAATTAGAAACTCGATACAACAATCAAATACTAAGTGATAATGATTTAGTAGAACATAACGGATTAGTTAATGAAGATTTAGTATTGATAACAAATGCTTTAGCTGGTATAGTAGTGTATGATTATTCTAATACTAAAATACGTAATAAACCTGTCAAAACTAAATTAATTACAGCATTGGCTGCAGCAGTCAAAGCATCTGGTATGGATTTTGTAACAATTACAAGTGGACTACAGCCTGGAATTACTGGTCTTAGAGTAGGCTCTTCTCGTCATGATAGTGGTCTTGCCGCAGATCTACATGTAACATATAAAGGTAGGATCCTAAATGCATCTAAAATAGAAGACCAAATACAACTGACTAAATTTGTAAAAGAAGCAGTTAAAGCTGGAATAAAAGCAGGTGGTATGTCAAAAAATTATATGGGCAATACTACTATGCATTTAGATATGCTAGGTAAGCATGATGGCAAAGGCGGATATAATGGTGAGATAGTTACATGGAGATCAGATAGCTGGTTTATCGACGCATTTACTGGACCAACTGCATAAAACTATTATAAATAAGATTAAAGTATAAGAGAAAATTTATGGCTACTAAACTTTCAACAGAAGATGGAAACTTAGGAATAAGTACTTTAGTCGGTACTCGTACTAAGCTGTATAAAGACATAGATATCACCTTTGCAAATAAATCTAGTGGAGAAATATTTAAAAAAGAAGATGCAGCTGCAGTAAAACAAGCGGTTAAAAATTTAATGCTTACAAATTATTTTGAAAAACCATTTCAACCATTATTCGGTGGTAACCTTAGAGAAATGTTATTTGATCTTGCAGATGAAGATGCAGAAGAAGATATAGAAGACAGAGTTAAGAATGCAATCGGTGTTTTTGAACCAAGAGCTCAAGTGCTTAATGTTCTTGCAGTATCAACTCCTGATAGAAATGAAATTAAAGTAACAGTAGAGTTTAGAGTAATAAACACACAAGAGACAGTGACGGTTAGTACCGTCCTCGCGAGGTTAAGATAACATGGTAACAACAATTAAATCAACTGCATTAGATTTTTCAAATATAAAAACTAATCTCAAAACGCATTTACAAAATACAACTGAATTTACTGATTATAATTTTGAAGCATCTGGGCTATCTAACATCTTGGACGTACTTGCATACAATACACACATTAACGGTCTGACTACAAACTTTGCTTTAAACGAATCATTCCTTGGTACAGCGCAATTAAGATCAAGTGTCGTATCACTTGCAACTGGTATTGGTTATGTACCGGACACTTCTACATCTGCAAAAGCAACACTTGGAGTTACATTAAATTTAGCTGGCTTAGCGGGTAGACCGACTACAGTAAGCTTGCCACGTGGTTCTAGGTTTACATCATCAGTTGACGATGTCACATATTCATTTCAAACAATTATTGCGCATGAAGCAACAGATGATGGAAATGGCAGTTACATATTTAAAACAGCTGACGGGTCATCTGCTGTTGAGGTATTTGAAGGAACAAGTAAAACTAAAACATTTCTTGTTGGTGAATTTAATGAAGCAGATGTGTATATTATTCCAGATGAAACATTAGCTGGAGAAAGTGTTCTTGTTACAGTCACTGAGGGAGACACTGTTACTACTTACATAAACATTACTGCGGCTACTACTATTTCTGCTAGCTCTCTAATTTATATTTTAAAAGAAGCACCAAATGGATTTTATCAATTATCATTTGGAGGTAATGGTATCCTTGGAGTAAGTCCGCCAGCTGGTTCATCTATTACAGTTAGCTACTTGTCAACGAAAGGCGCAACCGCAAACACAGCAAAAGACTTTACGGCAGTTGATACAGTTACAGTTCTCGGATCAGCAAGAACTCTTACAAAACCTACAGTAACAGCCGCGGCTATTGCTGGTGGTCCAAAAGAAACCATTGAATCAATAAGAACAAATGCGCCGTTTCAGTATGCAACGCAAAATAGAATGGTAACACCCGAAGATTATACTGCTATTATTCTGCGTAACTTTTCGACATTAATAAACGACATATGCTCATGGGGTGGGCAAGATAATCCTGAACCTAAATTTGGTACTGTGTTCTCGGCCATAGATTTTGAAACTGATGTAACTGAAACCACTAAGACTGCGACAAAGTTATCTATTGAAAATTTAGTAAAACAACTTGCTGTAATATCATTTAATATAGAATTTGCAGATCCAGTTACTACATTTATTGAAACTGATGTATTCTATCAAATTAATCCAAATTTGACTCCTCTTTCAAATAATGCTATTACCAATACTATTAATGCTATTATTGATAATTATTTTGTTATTAATACTGGTAAGTTTAAAAAGGCATTTAGAAGATCTGCACTTTTAACTCTTATAGATGAAGCCAGTAGTGCTGTGCTTTCAAGTAGAGCCGTAGTACGTATGCAACAAGAAATAACACCTGTAATTAATAAATTTAATTCATTCACACTTACTTATCCAGCAAATATTGCTATTCCTGCAGCTAAACAATCTCCTACTACAGCAGATTACATAGTTAGCAGTGGTTCGTTTTTAGTAGATGGCATTACATGCAGCATTAAAAACGAACAATATTCAAATGTTGCAACTAATAAACTTCAAGTTGTATCAAATGAGGCTGGAACAGTCATTGTAGATAGTATAGGATCATTTGATCCTTTGACTGGTATTG